ATGTTTACTTCTAATAATATTATCAATCTTTTTGAGGATGTTATCCGTGTGGTTGGCTTCATTACAGGAGTGACCAAGGAGGCAGGAGACGGCATAAGGGAATTTAAAGACAGGCTTGTTTTTTTAGCAAAAATCATCGGGGTGATGGTTACTGCTATGGTCAGTTATAAAGCAGCAATGTATCTTATTGCTCTTTCTACTCAAAAAGCCTATCAGCAGACCATTCTTTATAATGCAGTCCAAAAGGCTAAAATTGCAATAGAGTCGGCAGCAAAGGGCGTTTCTCTTTTGTATGCAGCTGCTAAGGCTAAATTAACAGGAAATACTGCTGGAGCAACTGCAGCAATGAGAGCCTTTAATATGACTACTAAAATGAACCCGATTGGTTTATTAGTCGCAGCTATAGGTGCAGCGATAGTAGCATATAAACTTTATCATAAGGAAGTAGATGCAGCTACACAAAAACAGAAAAATCTAAATGATGCTTTTGTAGAGGCAGAAAAAAGTATTGTTTCTCAAAAAAATGAGCTGGACCAGCTCATGAAAACTGCCAGAGACGAAACTTTATCCAAAGAACAAAGGCTGGAGGCGATTAAAAAACTCAACGAAATTTCTCCAGAGTATTTAGGTTTCTTGAATTTGGAAAATATCAATACTCAAGAAGCCACTAAAGCGGTCGATAAATACACCGAGCATCTCTTAAAAATGGCAAGAGTAAAAGCCCTTACAGCTAAAATGGATAAAATAGGAGAGCAGATTATTGATAAAGAAAACGAATCACTGGGCGAAAACCTTGGTTTAGTTGATAAAGCAGCTAATAAAATAAGTAATTTATTTGGAGGAAAAGATGTTGTAAATCTTGATAAAAATGAAGCTGTTCAATATCAAAAATGGCTGAAAGCTGTAGGAAAAAAACGAGCAGATGAGTTAAAAAAAGAATATGCTCATGTTTATGAAAAAAGAAAACAAGATGTACAAGGTTTAACAGACCAGCAGAGAGCACTTGCAGAGGAAATAAAAAAAATACAAGGAGAGGAGGGTGGAACTGCTCCTGCTTCTAATAAACCAGTAAATAGTGCTGTTGCAAATCCGACAAAAAACAAGACTCCCAAAAAGAATTCGGGAGAAGATAAATCCAAATCTGTTTATGAAAAATCATTAGAAGATAAGCGTAAATATGACAAAGAACTTCTGGACGCTCATAGAAAATACGAAGATGAAAGGGAAAAAATTCAGCTCGAAGGTTATGAGAAGGAAAAAAGACTTTTGGAAACCGAGCATAATCGGAATTTAGAAGATATCGAGAATCAGAATAAAGAAAAGAAAGATGCTATTGCTAAAGTAGAACGAGAGATTTCTGATTTTCAAAAAGCAAAAGCAGGAGCAAGTCCTCAAGCCCAAAAGAATTATGATGCTGCGATTCAGAATAAAAGAGAAGAAATCGCAGTTATCAACTCCATTATTGCGCAGAATAATAAAATCAAAGAGCAGATGGAGCATACACATCAGTTGAAAATAAAAACGATTGATGAAAAAGCAGAACTTGAAAAACATCAGCGTGATATCACAAACTTGCAGAAGGAAGCGGCTCTTGTTCATGAAAAGAATGAGAATGAAATCACAGAAATTAAAACCATGGCGGAAGCAAGAGAAAAACTTGCTGAAATGGAGTTTTTGAAACTCAGCGATCAAGAGTTGAAAAACATTCATACGCTAGAAGACGCCAAAAAAGCATTGAGAGAAAATGCAAACAGAGCTGCACTGCAGGCGCAGATAGAGCTTTTCAAAAAAGAGCAAAAAATATTGGAGGACTTACTCAGCAATCCAAATGTATTTTCTGAAAAATCAGTGCAGGAACTTAAAGAAAGAATAGCATCCATCACGACAGAAGTCAATAAGCTGAATGCTGCCAAGAATGGAAATGAAGTAGGTGATGAATCCCAAATTCAGAAAGATGCCCGTAAGGAAATGGACAAAGTCGATATTCTTGGGTTTTCGGTTACACAGTGGAGCGATACTTTCAAAAATCTAGATACTACCGAGCGAAAACTTCAAGCCGTAATGATGGGCGTTCAGGCACTGAAAAATGCATTTTCTCAATTTTCTGAACTTCAGCAAAGACTTAATGAGCGAGAACTCAGAAGTTTTACCAAAGGGCAGGACAACAAGAAGAAAGAGCTTCTGCGGCAGCTGAATGAAGGCTACATCAACCAGGAACAATATCATAAAGGTGTCCAGCTGTTAGAGGAGGAAACCGATGCGAAGAAAGCTGAACTGGCAAACAGGCAGGCTAAAATTCAGAAAGCAATGGCGATTGCACAGATTGCTATCAATACAGCTCAAGCAATTATCGGAATATGGGCGCAGGTTCCTAAGTTTGATTTTGGTATTTCTGCTGGGGTTCTTACTGGTGTGGTGTCGGCTTTGGGCGCTGCGCAGATTGCAGCGGTTCTTGCTCAGCCAGATAGTTTTGACAAAGGAGGTTTTACAGGTGGAGGCTTCGGTTCTCCTGATAGTTCTGGATTCAGACCAGCGGGAATAGTCCACGAGAACGAATATGTTACTCCTAAATGGATGCTTCAGAATCCAGTGGTTGCTGATGTAGTAGACTGGATGGAAAGTATCCGAACAGGCAGAACACAAGCACCAAGAGGCTACGCAGAAGGAGGTTTTACGGGCGGAGGACAGACTTCGGGGGCAGATGCTCAGACTCCTGCAACGGCTCAAATGGTTTTAGGGGCGGAAATGCAGCCAATTTTATCAGACTTGAAGCAGGTGCTTTCTGAACTAAAAGAAAACGGAGTAGAAGCGTGGATGGTAGAGAATGCGGAAAATGGTAAAAGATTGAAAAACGCAATAAAACAATTTGAAAATATAGAGAAAAGAAATGCGAGAAAATAAAAATTCTTTCCAAAAACTGAAGGTCTTTGATAACGACCCGATGAATAAGCTTTGCGACCAAGTGATTTCCTTGGTCGAAGAGCTGACAAATGAAACTCCTGCGGTGTGTGGTTCTGTAGCGAAAGTGTTCGGGGGGCAGCTACAAGAAGACTACACGCCGAAAGATGTAGATTTCGTAGTGAGCAGGTGGGCTTTCCGCCAATTGCTATGGAAAATTCCTACTGAAATTATAGGTGTGAAAATGATTGAACAAAATCCCAATAGAATAATTCTCTTTACGGATTATCGATACTGCATAGAAATATGGAATCTTTCAGAGCCACAGCATTTAACATATTATCAAAACGAAATTCTTTATAAAGATTATGGCAAAGAAAATTAGATTAAAAAAAGTTGCGGTTTGCGATAATTGGCGACTTACCTCGAAAAATGGTTATGAGTGCGGCGGATACAGACAAGAAGACGCTCCTTTGGTGGAGTGGGATGTAAATCCGCCTACTATTGTTTTTGAATACATCAAAGGCAAAGGAATGCCCAGCCAGCAGACCAGCAGGCTTATTTTCCCAGAATTAGACTTGTGGAATGATGCTCCATATAAGAAGTTTGTCTATAAAACTCGGGTGACTTATAACCTTGGAGCATCGAACTGGCTCAATGTCAGCACCAAGGAAAAGATGTTTAGAGAAGGGGGAAACAGCGGAAAGATTAACCCACGCCAAGCAGATGTTCTTTTGGATGTTACAGGACTTGCGGGACTGAGTGCGGGAAGATATTCAGCATCTATCATCTACGAGGCTTACGGAATAGATGACAGAGGCGGTGAACATTACATAGAGCCGAGTTCTGTTTCTGTGACTGTGAAATTGGAAGTTAAGCAGGGGCAGGCTTCTCCATCGGATTTGGTTACAGACAAGACCGATCTTGTTCTGACTTACAACAAGGCGACAAAGACCCTTAGTGGAGATACCAGGTTAGAAGTCCGCACTACGGAGCCTATTACTTTTAATATTACTCCAGATTGGGAGTCTTTTTATCCTTTTTCTTTGGATATTTTGAAAGAAACTGATAAAAGTGTTATACAAATATCAAAGTCTGCATATTCAGACACCACTCCAGTAGATTCTACTTATGAATTTCATGCAGAAATAAAAGCGGGAGGAAAGAAAAAAACAATTATAATTTTATTCAAAACTATTTCGGGGGAAGTAGTGAAAGATTTTGATTTTTCTCCAAGAATTTTTGAAGATACTTTAATAAAAGGGGTAGATTCTGCAAAAACTTTCACTGCAGATATCGTTAATCCAAATAATTTAGAAATCAGCGTTTCTTTAAAACCATCATTCATAGAAACTGCTGTAATAGAAGGTGGAAAACTGAAAATTACCACAGTAAAACCAGAGAGTCTTGTTGTGGGAGTTTACAGTGGAGAAATACTGCTTTCAGCAGGGACAATAGAAAAGAGTTTTTCAGTGAGGCTGAAGATAGCAGAGAGTTTAAAATCAGATTTTAGAGGCGAAGCCTATTATTTTGCTCTAGACAAGAACAAAATAAAGATGAGCCAAAATAATCCTTTCTCCAGTTATGTAAAAATGAAATTGGAGATGTTTTTCAAAGGCTATCAGCAGGAATACCAAGAGGTTCAAGAGTATGAATATCTTTATTTCAAAAATGAAGTAGAGATTTTCCCTGGAGAGGAAATCCAAGACTTCTTTGCAAGATGCAGAGAGCTTTATCCGTTGAATGATGTAGGTTATCAGTATAGCTTTGCACTCGTAAATATTACTATTACCGAGCATAATGCAGATGATGAACAGCTTTCAGAATATCAGATAAAGAATGTTTTCTTTGTTCCTGGCAGAAGACCACGATGTTTTCCATTATTTACCAATCATCCCATGCGCAGAACCTATCCAGAATCTGTAATCCGAATCAGTGCAGATGCTATTTCAGAAAAGGCAGAATTTGTTCCGCTAATGAATATTTATCAAGGAGGAAAACCCGCTTTTGAGAAGAAAAATGAGGTTCGTTCCCACAATTTTACCCGAAAATTATTCGCTGGAAAAGAGAACGAAATCATTACTGCTGGGGAGATTAAATATATTCCATTCCCAGAGGTTGAAAATCCGATTCACATTTTCTTTGAAACGGAGAACTTGGTGTTTGAGTGGTTCTCTGCTCACGATAAATATCGAATGATTTCTGAGTTTGAGCATTATTTTGATGCTGAAAACAAATTAAAATACGGCAGTAAAAGGAAGAAATCGCTTACTATCAATACAGGCTGGATTCTTCGGGAGGAAATTACGCTGATAGATGACCTGCTGGGGTCTAATCTATGTTTTATCATGATTGGCAATTTAAGGCTGAAAGCCGTAGCAGTGGGTAAGAAAAACGAAATGTACGACACCAGCGAACATCTGTTTCAAATGGATTTAGAGTTTAATGTGATAGAAACCGAGTAAAAAAATATCATTAAATTAAA